TGAATCCCAACGGGGTCACTTCATCTAAAATAGGCGGAAATGCAGTATTAACGGCATCTCTGCCTATATTATTTTGGTAGCAAAAACATGAGCAGTTCTCTACAAGTAAGTTTTGAAATCAAGAAGTAGAAGTGAAATATTAACTGAATATTGACTGAATATTGACTTTAAAAATTAAATGATTATGGCTACATTTAAAGTAATGATAAAAAAGGAGAATAAAAGAAAAGATGGAACATGGAATGTTGTTGTTCGGTTTACACATGGAGGGGTAGTTCGTTTTATTCCAACAACAATGTATGTAACAAAGAAAGATATTACACCATCTTTTAAAATAAAGAATGGAAGTGTTATTGATAGGGCAAATGAATTAATTAAGGTATTCCGCGAACGAGTTAACGAACTTTCACTTGAACTTAACGACATGGGAATAGATGCCATTGTTAAGTATATACGAACGAAAAAGGACAATAAAGGTATATCATTTACAGATTTTGCGAGAAAATGGATTATAGACCATACAGAAATAAAAGGAGTTAAGAACTATAATACCGCTATAAATGCATTGTGTTCATTTTTTGGACGCGAAAATATATTGTGTGAGGAAATCGATGTAAATACAATGAAAGCCTTTGAGAGGTCGTTAGATGGGCGGCCACGTGCACAATCTCTATATCCGAATAGCATAAAAAGAATATTCAACGAAGCAAGGAATTATTATAACGATGAAGATAACGGGATTATCCGTATAAAACATACACTTAATAGATATAATGCGATAAAACAAAATATAGCACAAAAGCGAGCATTAACAACGGAGCAAATTAGAAATATATTCTCTTTACATTGTAATGGAAAGTCAAGGAGAGATTTGGCCTTAGATTGTTTCAAAATGTCTTTTGCGTTGATGGGAATGAATTCTGCCGATATGTTTAACGCTATTGACTTTGATGGGAAAACAATTACATACAACAGAACGAAAACGCGTGGTAGAAGAAATGACAGTGCATTAATACAAGTTGACATACACCCGTGTATAAGTGAAATTGTATCGAAATATAGGGATAAGGATAACAAACGAGTTTTTTCGTTTTACCATAGATATTCAACTTTCGGAGATTTCAATAGAGCCATAAATATTGGGCTAAAAGATATTGGGAATGAAATTGGTATTGATAGATTACAATTTTATGCTGCGCGACATTCTATGGCCACAATAGCGGTTAACGAGTGTGGGATAAGTAAGTATGTTGTTAATGATATGCTTAATCATACAGATGAAAGTCTAAGGATTACAGAATTATATATAAAAAAGGATTTTAAGGCTATAAATGAAGCTAATGCAAAATTATTGGGTTATATATTAAAATAGAGTATCACACGAAATAATGGGTTTCTATAATATTTTTGCGCGATTATTCTAAAAAAATATAGAAAAATCACGTAACAATAAAAATTATTTATTCAGTGCTATTTGTATTTTTGTAAAAAACAATTAGCATGGAGAAAATTATAGAAACTATTAAACGAATAGAGAAGTCACGAACAGCATTGAGGCAGGCCATTGCTGATAATGGACTTGCAACATCACCACGGCTAAAAGATTTGTCGTTAATACAAAAGATATATGAGATATTCGAAGACATGAAAGGGAAAGAGATAAAAGTGAACGACCGCAAAGAATTTATCTTCGTTGTCATTTACCTTTACTCTCCTAACAAGTTCTTTGGTGGCAAGATGCCGCAAGGGCTTAGACGTGCCATCACCAAAGCTACCAAAGTAACTTGTGCAAGTGTTATTTCTGCAACATGCACAGAATTAATGGTGCTTTATACTACTTATTCAGACTTTCGTCAAGGCGTGGATAATCTTATGAATAAGGTTTTACTTTCTATGAACCTCTAAAACTTTACCTATGTGGTACGCGATTACCCAAAATGCATACTTATCTGCCCTTATCATTTTGGGTACAAATCGATAGCCGTCAATTTCGACGATAGCTGTATCACGTTCTTTTGCATACCCCACAGCAAGATATAATTTCTTATACGGATATGGTTTGAATGGGAAATGCCCGTTATTGTAGTCATCTACCCAATACTTCGATACATTTGGGTCTGTATATTTCTCATCCCTCACATACCCCTCTGTATCGTTAGTATCTTTAACGGGATTACCATTATCGTCCATCACTCGCATTAGGTATTTATTGGCCGTAATACCCATTTTGATTTCTCTGAACTCTTCTTTTTTCATACCATCTATTATCTGGTCGAAATACACTTGCTTGATGGGCAAATACAAAGTATCATTTGGGAGTTTCATAATCATTTACTTATGAGGTTTTCTCTTATGGACTTTTCTCTTACAGCATCATTGATAAATCTATTTCTGTTATCTTGTGCATCGAGAATAGGAACTAAGTCCTTATCAGCTTTATAATTATAAGCCTTACCAGTAATAGCAGGGCGACCAGCACCTTTCCGCAATCCCCCACTTTTCCCTTTTAATCCTACCATAATTTTATCTCTTTGTAAGCCATTCAGCAGCCTTTCTAAGGCTATCAGCTAAATGCACTTTATCTACATTATCCATTATCTCCAATCTCCACTGTGGGGACTTCTTTCTGTAGAGAAAACATTTTGTATTATCCTCACTGTATTCTATCCCATAGGGCTGATTAAAACACTTACTGCCATGGTGACGTACAGCCCACTCGCCTAACTCTCGCATGATACGCGCAAGTTCTGCGGGTGTATGGTTAACATCATCAAGCGGTGTTACTTTCTGTGTGTCGTTGAAATTACCATCATCAAAGGTAACAACGATACCATTTTCTGTGTCAGTAAGCACCCACCCATTTGGGCGAGTGCTACTCTTTTGCATTACATATTTCATTTTTTTTATAACTCGCCCATCATGCCGATAGCCCAGCTTTAATTATTATCAATCCTTATCTATGCTGATTGTCTTGAAAGTGGCTGCTGCGCCCTCTCTCTTTAGCATAGTAACTTTGTAGTAACCGCGCCCCATATCAGCGGCAATTCTTCTGAACCCATCTTTTGCAATCTCTCGCTCGGCCATAGTAGCAATGACCTTTGCATCTTTGAATGTCTTACTCTTACCGGCTGTTTCATTGCTAAAAGTACCCGCATCGCCAAAGCACTTGCTAACTTCTGTTGTTGTGATGATTGAGTATGTCATAATTACGACTTAACCGTGATGTCGAGGGCTGAATTGTTACGTTGTTTATTATTTACGTTGCAAAGATAAGTATATATTTATTCAAAAACAAATATTCAGCATTTTCTTAACCATATTTAGTATACACTTATTCAAACGTTAATATTGCGTTAAATACAAAATAAGTATATACTAAATCAAATTAAGTGGTTATCTTTGTAGCGTAATTAATAAATAAACATTATATATTATGGCAAGAATGCTCACAGAAACAATGAAAAAGGGTATTGCAAGTAAATATCCTTTAGGGTCACAAGACGGCAAGAAAGGTAACGCAATATGCGTTGTAAAGTTTTTCTTTGGCAATTTCACATGGTACGTTACAGAGGCGTCATACGAAAAAGATGACTTCATAATGTTCGGTGTTGTCGTCACAAATAGAGGCGCAGAGTTTAGCTCCATATCATACAACGAATTGCAGAGTCTTACATGGTATGGTTGTCAATGTGTAGAGCGTGATAGATACTTTAAAAGATGTAAGCTATCAGAGATTAAAGATGACGCACTTCAGAGTTTTCTGAAACTAATAGACTAATTAATTTACAACCCGTCTGTTGTAGCTTTAATAGGCTGGTTATTTCTAAATATAATAATGTTAAATCGTATCTTTGTGATACATTAAAATAGAGAAAAGTCGTATGAAAGTATTAAATCAAGTCGAAGAATGGCGACCTATCGCTGGCTACGAGGGCTTATACAAAATAAGCAATCTTGGTCGTGTGAAAACGTATCATACGAAAGGACAAAAGCTGAAGAACGATAAAGAACATGTTCTGACCCCTCATATAATGGGGGGATATTATAAAGTTGTCTTACATAAAGACAAAAAGCGTAAGATGGTTAATATTCATCGTTTGGTTGCTATGGCTTTTCTTGAAAATCCGAAGAATTATTCAGAGGTTAATCATAAGGATGAGAACAAGTTAAATAATCAAGTAAGCAATTTAGAATGGTGTTCACATCGCTATAATATTCTTTATAGTCGTAACATTGATAAGGCATACAACAAAGAAAAGAAGCCTGTTCTTGTTTATGATAAAAATGGCAATTTCATAGGTGAATATGAAAGTGGTAGAGAAGCTGCACGAAAGCTAAACTGCAATCAAGGGCATATAAGCCATTGTATTACTGGTATTACTAAATCGCATAATGGTTATATTTTTAAATTGAAATAATATGAAAGTACTTAATTTGATAATTCGCCAAAAATACTTCGATGCCATCCTTGCAGGGCGTAAAGTGCAAGAATTTCGCGAAGTTCGTCCAACCACTATCAAGAAGCTATTGCAGCTTGATGAAGAGGGCTTTGAAATTGAAGGCGCAGACGGTAATGCGCAGCCTATCAAGTATGATGCTATTCAGTTCTATGTTGGCTACAATAAGGACAGAGATAGCGCACTTGTAGAGGTCGTTGGCGCTCATTGCGAGATATTCGTAGATGAGAATAACGAGCCTATCACTTACGAGCATGGCAGAGATAAAGATGGACAACCACTTGTGTGGGTTGCAGAGCAGGTTGTATTTGACTTGGGTAAGGTACTTTCGCACAACATAAGAGACAAGTCGAAGAAAGTATAATCTCAATAGGTATTAGATTATGGCAAGAAGAAATGGACAAACACTGAAAAGTCGTATTAATGGTGCAACGGGTGCTTATCTTGGCAATAACAGAAATCACTCGCTTGAGAAAGGTAACAAGTTGGCAAGCCACAACACAGTGTACAGACAAATCCGTAAGAGTTTTGGATTAAGCACAGGATAATGAATAAGTTACAAGAGGCACATAACGTTATATGCAGGGTGGCTGAAAAGCAGTCATCTTGCATTGTTATGTGCTCACTTGGTAAAGACTCTCTCGTTACTTTGGATTTAGTCTATCCACGCTTTGAAAGAGTTGTATGTGTCTTTATGTACTTTGTCAAGGACTTAGACCACATCAATGGTTGGATAAGGTGGGTGAAGAAGAAATATCCAAAGGTTGAATTTATGGAAGTCCCTCATTGGAATTTAACGTATATTCTTCGTGGCGGTCTGTATTGTGTTCCCAACCCGAAAGTTAAGTTGCTGAAACTCGCTGATGTGATTAAGGCGGTGAGAATGAAGACGGGCGTTTACTATACGTTCTTAGGAATGAAGAAAGCGGACGGAATGAACCGAAATCTTATGCTCAAAGGCTATGAAGCTAACGGGTATGAGAATAACGGATTGGTTTATCCGCTCGCATCGTGGACACAGAAAGACGTTAAAGCCTATATGCGTATGAAGCGTTTGCCGCAACCAGTTCTGTACGGCAACAAGGCGAGCAATGGAATTGGCTTTAACATAGACTGCTTTACATGGTTGCAGAAACACTATCCGCAGGACTTGCATAAAATATACAAAGTCTTTCCAATGAGCGAGAGAATTTTATTTGAAGAAAATTATAAACAGGATAACAAAGAATAATTATGGCAAGACGCGTTTCAAGAAGAACTTTAGGTTATAATTTATCTATAAATCCTAACAGTACACAGGCAGGGCAATATAATGGAATTATAAACCGTGCAAATTTGTTGATAAGGAGAAATGTAAACAGACAACAGAGCTATGATAGTTTTATGAGGAATTATAATAGAATTATATCAGCGAGAAATAACATGTTGTCTAATAAAACTCGTTCTCAAGGTACAGTAGCAGGATAACAAGTAAAAGAGACAAGTCAGATGGATAACAAATACTTCACATCAGAGAGCGTGGAACTCCTACGCTCTCAAATAAAACTTCACGAGCAGAACCCTCGTACTATTCCCGAAGAGAACCGCAAGGCTCTCAAACGTGGTATAAAGAAGTTCGGTATGGTCGGAGGCATCGTGGTGAACAAACGAACAGGATATACTCTTGTAAGTGGACATCAACGCCTTTCAGTTATGGATGAACTCCAAAAGTACAACCCCGACACAAAGGATAATGACTACCCTATCCGAGTGGACTTGATAGACGTTGAGGAGAAAGAAGAGAAAGAGCTTCTTATACTTCTCAATAACCCATCAGCACAAGGTGAGTGGAACTATGATACACTCCGTGAGCTTATCCCCGATATTGACTACAAGGATGCAGGACTAACCGAGCAAGACATCGATATTATCGGTGTTGATTTCCACTTCCAGACAGAAGAAGAAAACACCATCGCTGATGAACTCGACACACTCATGGAACCCGTCAGGGAGGAACGTCAGGCAGAAGTAGCACAAAAGCAAGCCGAGAGAGCGGAAAAGGTTGCTCATATGAAGCAAGTAAAAGAAGAAGTGAAACAAGCCGCTACAAAATCAGCTGCCAATATGGAAGCTTATCTTATGCTATCATTCGATAATTGGGATGCAAAGGTAGAGTTCTGTGAGAAGTTCGGATTTAACCCTGATGAGAAATTTCTCAAAGGTGAAGTATTTTCAGAAAAGATAGAAACACTTTTAACTGAATAAAATTATGGCGAGGAAAATTCTAACAGAAGAGGAGTATCTATCCGCCAAAGGATATGGGGTGCAAGGTATAGGAGACGTAGCATTACACAAGGGTAGGCAACGAACTCAACGACAGCAAAATAGGCTGACGGACAAATATCTTAATGACATGCGCTCCTATTCTTCCAAGAGAGAACAACTCCGCCAAGAATATAGAACACTTGTAAGCAAAGGGAAAATTACCCCTCCAACAAACATCGAGCGTCTTTTCAGAACGGCAAGAGGCAATTCAGACAATGAGTCCGTAAGAGCAGCAAGGCGAGTCTTGGAGAAACGTGGATATGATTGGAGAAGTAAAGGATTAACAAACGGATAGTAATACAGATATGGCAAAACCAAAGCACGACTATGATAATATAGATTTTTTCAAGCGCATCGAAGCCCTTGCAATGAATGGTTATACCGATGAGGAAATAGCAAATGAACTTAACCTTAGTCGCGAGGTGTTTACTTGTATGAAGAACGGCAACTATGAGAATTGGACAGAAGAAGAGAATAAGCGCCGTGGTGGGCAAATCTCTAACGTCTTAGCGCATGGACGGACAAGAATCATAGCTTTGCTTCGTGGTACATACATCAAGGGTGCGTTTGGTGGAAAGAAGACAAAATCTAAAATCGTCAAGTACGTTCAGGACAAGTGCGAGTGTATGGGAGCGGATAAGAAATGCCCCTATTGCGGTGGCACGGGGTGGGTAACGCTGACAGATAAAGCAGTGGTGCAAGAGTCCGAGATAGAGCTACCTCCTAATATGCAAGCTATCGCCACCCTACTCTATCACCATGACCCAACATGGCGCAAGTTGGAGAAGAAACAAGACGATGAAGATGCACTCTACTCAGAGAATGGTATCGACATTGATAAATGGATGACCGACAACACGAATGAATAGAATAAACCCTCAACAGATATATGCTCCGTTGTACCACAACAAGGATAAGTTCATCATCCTTGTTACAGGTGGACGTGGAAGTGGAAAATCTTTCAATGTTTCCACTTTCATTGAGCGTCTGTTGTTTGAGGTAAAACACCCAACTCCTGCAAAGCGGATAGTCCATCAGATACTCTATACCCGTTACACGATGGTTTCCGCCCATATTTCCGTTATCCCAGAGTTCATGGAGAAGGTGGAACTTGATGGGAACTCGAAATGGTACACGCACACAAAGACGGATGTCAAGAACATCCGCAGTGGTGGTGCAGTGATGTTTAGAGGTATAAAGACATCAAGCGGAAATCAAACGGCAAAACTGAAATCTATTCATGGTGTTACAACCTTTGTAGTAGACGAGGCGGAGGAATGGGTATCAGAACGAGAGTTTGAAACAATCATGCTCTCTATTCGTCAGAAAGGAATACAGAACCGCATTATTATCGTTATGAACCCCACGGACAATAACCATTGGGTTTATAAAAGATTTATTGAGAATACGCATGTTGAGGTGATGTATGACGGTGTTCCCGTTCAGATTAGCACCCATCCGAACGTATTGCATATTCATACAACTTTTTTGGACAACATCGAGAACCTTTCCCCCGAGTTCATCAAGGAGGTGGAGGATATGAAAACCAATAACCACGAGAAATATGCGCACACCGTTATGGGTAGGTGGGCAGATGTTGCCGAGGGTGCTGTGTTCAAACATATCGGTGTGGTCAAGGAGTTTCCGAAGTGGTGCAAGAAAGTTGCCATCGGTGACGACTTTGGATTTACGCACGACCCGAGTGCAGGAATACTATGCGGTATCATTGACAATGACTTGTATCTTGACGAAATCTTCTATCGCACGGGTATGTTATCATCAGATATAGCAAATGAACTCAAACGATATGGCGACTTAAAGGTGTTTTCAGAGAGTGCCGACCCTCGACTGATACAGGAGATACATAATGCAGGTATAAAGATTTACCCCGTAGATAAGAGTGGCAACTCTATCATAGCAGGAATAGATAAGATGCTATCCTTTGACCATATCTTCGTTACAGAGCGGTCGTATAACCTCCGTACAGAGTTCAGAAAGTATGTATGGGACACCGATAAGGACGGCAACTATATCAACCAGCCAATAGACAAGTATAACCATGGCATAGATGCGGTTCGCTATTATGTCCTTGGGCAACTATTAGGAAAGATTTTGAAACCAAAGGGCGACATGGCAGCAGCTTTCGCCCGATAAACAGGGTAATGATATGTATATAGTTCAGACAACAGATTTATTCAACTTCCGTGATGTGTTTGCGTCAAGCCATCCACAAGTAGCCTTTGAGTATATGAAAGGGTTGGAGAATCATCACGGGAAGAGATTTAGAATTATAAAACAGTAGTAGCGTATGGATAACCTTGTTTTACGTACAGGAGAAAATATGGCATGTGCTTTCAAAGATGCCGCAGCAAATATGAAAGACTATGCAGTAAATATTAGAAAAGTGTTTTCACTTAATAAGAAAGGATAACAATATGATAAAGACATTAGACGACATCCTCGCATTGGAGGACATTGATAAGAAGATTAGCTACCTCAAGAAAGGCAGGCGCAATCCTCTCCCCGACACATTAGCAAATCTTGCTGATTTGGACATGACGAAACACGACATCATGAACCCCGACCTTTACAAGAAGATTAAAGTCCTTGTAAAGATGGAGGAAACGAAGTTCGACCCCGAAACAGGACGGACAACGAAAATTCCTGCACAATATGATATGAAAGAGCCTAACCGCATTGCACTTCCTATTGAGCAGGATATAGTGAACATCCATACCGCCTTTTGTGTCGGCACAGAACCAACGCTTGACTGCAACCCCGAAGATGACGGAGAAAAGAATGTGTTTGAAACTATCAAGCAGGTATTCAAGAAGAATAAACTGAAGTTTCAAAATCGTAAGTTAGTCCGTTCGTGGCTATCAGAGCAGGAAGTGGCAGAATATTGGTACGTAGTCAAGGATGATGGTTTTTGGGCACAGCTAAAGCGCAGAATTGCGTCCCTCTTTGGGAATAAAGTACCCGAATATCAGTTAAGGTCGCAAATATGGTCGCCATTCCGTGGTGATACATTGTACCCTTTCTTTGATGATAACGGCAATATGATAGCTTTCTCCCGTGAATACAAGAAGAAAGACTTAGACGGCAACGAACATACAACATTCATGACTATTACCGCAGATAAGGTGTATCAATGGGAACTTGATAAGATATGGTCGGAGAATGTAGAACGCACGTTTGCACATCAGTTTAAGAAACTCCCCGTTATGTATGCCTTTCGCCCTGAGCCGCTATGTGCAAAGATTAAGCAGCTACGTATCCGATTGGAAAAATGTTTGAGTGGTTATGCTGATTGTATTGATAACCACTTCTTCCCACTCCTTATGCTCTTTGGAGAGTTACAGCCCGACAATTTGAGCGGTGATGCACGTAACAGAATGATGCAGCTAACTGGAGATGGTGCAAATGCGCAATATCTTACATGGAACCAGTCATCTGACCCTATCAAGGTGGAGATAGAAACTTACTTTAATCAGATATACGGACTGACGAATACCCCTCGTATATCGTTCGACCAACTCAAAGGAACGGGCAACGCATTAAGTGGCACGGCTTTCCGGTATGTCTTCATGGCTGCCCACATGGCAGTGCAGAACCACGCAGAGGAATTGGGAGAGTTCTTTCAACGAAGAGTTAATTTCCTTACGTCTGCTATTGGCACGCTGAACTCATCACTTGAAGCTGCAAGTAAGACGGTAAACATCGAGACAGAGATTGTTCCTTTCATGATTGATAGCGAGCGTGATAAGGTTGAAACCGCGGTTGCTGCCGTCAGTGGAGGTGTGTGGAGCACAGAACATGGCGTGGTATACTGCTCTGACTACGGAGAGTTGCAAGACGAATTACAACAGATAAAGGAGGAACAGAAAGAAAAGGCACAACAGAACGAACCTACCGAACCAAAAGAATAATACTATTCAAAGAACGAATATTGTTTACATTTAGGCTTCCGCCCGTGAGGATAGAAGCCTTTTTTTTGTGTCTTTTTATAACAACCGCCCCGTTGTTATTTATGCGGCTATGAAAAACATGCAATCCCCATTCATAATGTGTAATTTTGAACAAAAGATTGTTTCAGGATAACACTTTATAAAGTATGAACATTTACGAGCAAATTTTGGCAGGACTTAAAACCAAATTTCAAGGGGTTGAGGATGCCACACTTCAGCGGATTGCAAGCAAGAAAGCTGAAGGAGTAACGGACGAGAGCAAGGTAAACTCTATTGTTGAGGGTATCTCCTTTCAAGACGTACTAACAAGTTATGGCGACTATCGGGCTGATGGTGCGCAAAAGACCGCAGTTTCCAACTACGAGAAGAAGCACAACATCAAGGACGGAAAGCCAATCGAGGAACCAAAGCCACAAGACCCATTGCCAACACCAACTCCACAAACAACGGAACAAGTGCCAGCGTGGGCGCAAAGTCTTATTGACTCTAATAAGACTTTGAGCGAGAAGTTAGCTGCAATGGACGCAAAGACAAAGGCGGACGAGCGCAACCAACAAATTGCAGACGTGGCAAAGTCATTTGGTATCCCCGAATTTGCCTACAAGGGCAAGCAAATCGCAGATGATGCAGACCTCAACAAGTACTTCACGGACTTGAAACAGGAAATGCAGAACAGCGGTTTTCAGTTCGCGAAAACTCCCGAAGAGGGAAACCACGAACACAAAACAGAAGTGAGTTCCATTGCTGAACAAATCAACAAAGGAACACAAGAAATTGTAGAACAAAATAAAAAGTAATTTATGGCAGGATTTAAGTACAATTTGCCACCAAAGGAAGAGCAGGAAGAGCGTTACGA